GTCGGCGCCGACGCCGTGAACAAGAAGATCGTCGAGCTGCTGGGCTTCGAGCTCGAGGTGTTCGACGTCGTCTGCGCGGCGAACCAGAAAGAGAGCGAGCGGCTCACCCGCCTGACGCCGGCCAAGCGCAAGGAGCTCATCGACGACGTCGTGGGCCTGACCCGCCAGGAGGCCGTCGAGAAGGCGTGCCGCGAGGAGGCGAAGAACGCCCGTCTCGAGGCCGAGACGCTGAGCCGTGCGCTCGTGCCACCGACGGAGCCCGTCAAGCCCGACCTTTACCGGCCGTCAGCCGACATAAAGGCAGAGCTTGACGAAGCGAACAACGCGGTGGCGACGCGCGCCGAGCTGCAGCGCATTATCGGTGCGGTGCCGCCGGAGCCGGTGAAGCCACCGAAGCCCTGCCCCGACATCGAAGCGCTTGCGGCTCACGAGGTCGAACGGGTGCGGATTTCCGCAACCCGCGCAGCGCTCGAGCGGAATATCGCGTCGATCCCCGACCCGCTCTACACGCGCAAGCAGCTCGAGCAGGCCCAGGCTCTTGCCGATTATGACGCCGAGGTAGAGCGTCGTGGCCCGCAGCCGAGCCTCGGTCTTTCTGAAGAAGTGATTGTCACCACGCTGGGCATGTGGGCGAAGCACCACGCCCTCGAGGAGATCGGTGACATCGAGGTCCACTGCCCCAACTGTCAGCACGAGTTCCAGCCTGGTCATTCCTCGACGCCGCCTCGCCTCGACGAGCGGCGCTTGCAGGACGAGCTGCAACGGGTCCGCGCCTGGGCCGACGAGCTGGTCAAACCGAAGGGCACTCGCATTCCGCCGGTCGAGCTCGCTCAAGCCGTCAAGGCGCTTGACCGCGCTGATGAGAAGCAACTGATGCGGCAAGAACTCGAGGGCCTTCCGGAGCTCGAGGACAAGTCTGACGAGCTGGCCGAGGCGCGTCAGCTGCACACGGCGTGGGAAGTCTACAGCCGTCAGCTTGACCACTACGCGGCCTGTGCGGCAGAAGCCGGCAACGCCCAATATGAGCTCGACCATCTACCTGCGCCGAAGCATTCTCCGGAAGATCTCAACGCTGCTTACACCGCGGCCGTCGTCTACGAGCGAGAGCTCGCCCGATACGAAGCCGACAAGCAGCGCTTCGACGAACTCTCCGCCGAGATCGCGGAGAAGCAGGAGCGGGCCGATGCGTTCACGGCAGGCGCCAAGGGATTGGTGGAGGCTCGTCGCACGCTTAAAGCGTTCCTCGCTCCGTCGCTCTCTCGGGTTGCGTCCAAGATAATCGGTGAGATGACCACCAACGCCGAGCGCCCGCTCGAGACGATCATCGTCGACGAGGACATGAACATCACCGCCGACGGGCAGGACGTCTCGACGTTCAACGGCGCGCACGCGACGATGATCAACCTCGCCCTGCGCCTCGCCCTCGGCCAGGTGCTGGTCGCCCGCGTGTTCCCGGTGTTCATCGGCGACGAGCTCGACAGCGACGCCGACGAGGCGAACGCCCAGGCGATCGCCGATGCTCTCATGGCCTGCAGGGAACAATTGAGGCAGGTCGTAATTATCAGCCACAAGCGCCTCGAGGGCGTCGATCATCAGGTTGCTCTTTGAGCTGGCTGCTCGGTAAGCGGCCTGTTGGAGCCCGGGGTTTCCATCCACCAAGCAGAGGTGTCACCGCCCCCGGGCTCCAACATCTTATGAAGTGACTAAGTCACTGATTCCCGATCGGTAGCAACCCACAAGCAAAGCCTTCCACACGGGGTCTTCGAAAGGAGACCCCGTTTTGCTTACCCCGGATCAGGAAGCGGAAGTCATTGCCGAGTACAGGCGTGTCCGCTCACCCTTCAAAGTTGCCAACAACCTGGGCTTCAACGTCCAGGACGTCTGGAATGTAATCGACCAGAACCCCGACGCCGCCGTCGCCAACGTCGAGCGCTGGGGCGGTGAAGGCCGTCCAGACCTTCGCCCCTACTTCGTCGCGTCGGCCCGCTGCTCCGAGCGCTGGGACAACGACGACCCGGGCGTCGCCCTCGCGCGCGACCGGTATTGCGCCGGCACGCACACGATGGCGACCCATCGCGACGGCACGACCAAATTCCTGTGCTCGATCCCGCTGAAGCGAAAGGTTCCGCCGCAGCCGGATTACTTCAAGCCGGAGCCGGCCCTTTGAGCGGCGCGTCGTACACGAACCAGGTTCCGCCGCCTCGCTGCAAGCGTCCGTCGACAAAGAAGGATGCTCGGGAGGGCCACGCCACCAAGATGCTTCTGAAGAAGGTCGAACGCAGGCTGCGCCAACCTGGCTTCACCCCGGTGGCGAATTCGCGCCGGAGGTTCAAATGAGCCTTCACGACCTGACGTACAACCGTCTGCTCCGCGAGATCCTCGACTATGGCGAGGTCTGCGAGGATCGGACGGGCGTAGGAACCAAGGCGCTTTTCGGCACCCAGATGCGCTTCGACCTGAGCGAGGGCTTCCCTCTGCTCACGACGAAGCGTGTCTTCTGGAAGGGGATCGTCGAAGAGCTGCTTTGGTTCCTACGCGGCGAGACCAACGTCCGCACCCTGCAAGCGCGCGGCGTTCATATCTGGGACGAGTGGGCTGACGAGAACGGCGATCTCGGGCCAGTCTACGGCAAGCAGTGGCGGGCGTGGCCCGGCCAACCCGATTACGCCGTTGTCGGCCCGACGAGGGTGGGTCTGAAGATCAATGAAATCGACCAGATCTCCTGCCTGATCGAGGGCCTGGTCAAGAACCCCTTCGGTCGCCGCCACATCGTCACCGCCTGGAACCCGGCCGAGGTCGACAGCATGAAGCTGCCGCCCTGCCACTGCCTGTTCCAGTTCAAGGTCTCCCCGAGCAACAAGCTCAGCTGCCAGCTCTACCAGCGGTCGGCCGACTTCTTCCTCGGCGTGCCATTCAACATCGCGAGCTACGCGCTGCTGACGCACATGGTGGCCCACGTCACCGGCTACGAGCCGGGCACGTTCATTTGGACGGGCGGAGACACCCACCTCTACCTGAACCATCTCGAGCAGGCCGAAGAGCAGCTCCGCCGCGAGCCGTACAAGTCGCCGACCGTTCGCCTCAACCCGGAGGTCACCAACATCTTCGGGTTCCAGCCGAACGACATCCTGCTCGAGGACTACCGATCGCACCCGGCGATCAAGGCGGAGGTGGCCGTATGAGCCGCTTCGCGCACCCCGACCTCTGCAGACCAGCAATCAAGGATGCTTCGATGAACCCCACCAGCAAAGGAGGGGTCACCGAGCCCCTCGACAACAGCGGCGCCATTTCGGTCGACGCTGCCCCCGAGAACAATGTCGTCGACCCCTTCGAGATCGCGATCGAGAAGACCCACGACAAATATTTCAGCGGCGAGCTCGAGCTGAAGCAGCCGGCCAACGACCGCATCGCCCCTTCGGCGATCGGTCTCTCCGGCTGGGCCCAGACCGGCAAGACGACCGCGGCGAACTACATCGAGCAGAAATACGGCTACCGGCGCCAGCATATCGCCGAGCCGCTGCGGGCGATGCTCCGCACGCTGCTCCTGCGCTTCGGCATGACCGACACGCAGATCGATGCCTTCCTGACGGGTCCCCTCAAGGAAGAGGTCATCCCCTGCCTCGGCGTCACCAGCCGTCACGCGCAGATCACGCTCGGCACCGAGTGGGGTCGCGAGCTGATCGGCGACGACCTGTGGGCCCGCCTGTGGTCCTACGAGGCCGAGCAGCAGGGCGGCAGGGCGATGAACGACAGCGTTCGCTTCCCCAACGAGGAGAGCGCGGTCCAGGGCTCCTATGGTGGTTTCACCATACTCGTGACCCGGCCGGGCACCCGGCCGGCGGCGTTCAAGTGGGGCCGCTTCGGCGAGCTACTCTACAACTGCTTCGGCCTCATGTGGGGAGTCCACGACAGCGAGCGCACCGACAAGCTGAACCCGGACTATGTCATCGTCAACGACGGGACGCTCGAAGAGCTCTACGCCGAGATCGACGACATCATGGCGATCGAAGGAGCCCTGCAATGCGCGGTTTCCTGATGTTCGTCGCCGCGGTCGTGGTGCTCTACGCCCCGGCGGAGAGCCAGCGCGTCGAGCTCCAATGTAAACCGGTGATCCGGCCGGTTGTTCACTGCGAGGCTCACAGCATCGGCTCTCCGTACGAGAAGACGCCGACCTACTGCCGCAACAGCTAGCGGACGTACTCGGAACCGCTGCCGAGCATCTTGAACCACCAGTAGCACCTGACGGCAGCGACCATCAGCCAGCGGGAGACCGGGGATACACCGGCCTCCCGTAGCGTATCGGCGAACACCGTGTTCGCGTGATCGACTTCCCCGCACTGCAGCAGCCAGTCGTGAAGCACGGCCGGCTTCGAGACATGGCCCGACACCGGCAGGAACATCCGGGCGATCGCCGGGATGGACGCGAGGTCGGTGACGAAACCGGCCGGCACGCTGATACCGGCATGCTCGAACGTCTCATAGACCATGAAGAGGCCGCGACCGTTGCGCTCGTAGGGCAGTGCTTCGAGGATCAGCGGTACGTCGTCCATTCCCCGCCGATATCAACGGCTTCCGACCCAGCGACAGCAGCGTCGGTGACACCGGCATCAACCGGGCCAGGCGGCTCCTTCGATATCGATCGCGTCGAGCTCCGCAGCGGTCGTCGCGGCGTCGATCTGCTCTCGCAGCGACTGTCCAACGGCGTGGCACTGCATGTCATATTGCCCGACGGCGAGGCCCGCGGCCTCGATCTCAGCCTTGTTGTGGGTGACGACGCTGTTGTCCTCCATCGTCCAGTTGACGCTGAAAGTGTCCCCGACGAGCTGGGCCATGGTGACGGCGCCGTTGAGCTTAACCTTGCTCTCCTCGTCGCTGTCCATCCGCCCCTTGGGCGTCGCGCAGCCCAGGCTCCGCCGGAAGTCCCGGTAGATTTTGGCGTCTTCCCACTTGCGCTGCTTCAGGATGTCCAGCGGGACGACCCAGGCGCCGTCGACGAGCTCAGCTTCCGGGTCCGGCAGCTCATCATCGACTTCGGAGATGACCGTCCAGTCCTCGTGGCCTTCGAGGGTGGAGACGTTCTGGCGCTCGCCATCCTTCTCAATCACATATCTCATGGCGTCACCATCGTGAACGTGCCCGTGAAGGTCACGGCCACAGCATTGGTCGGCGCGCTGGTCGCAACGCGCGCCAGGAGCCGGTAGCTATACGTCGAGCCGGACGTGAGCCCGGTGTCATAGATGTTGGTGTTCATCGCCCCGCTGTTCGCCACCAACATGGTGCCTTCACTGGGGTCGTCACCGATAAGCGCGTCGTCGGTATACGGGTCCGGACTGGAATGCTGCACCAAACCGATGTCGGTCCAGGTGCCCCCGATGTTGCGCTGCAACTTATACTCGATGTCCCACGGCCCCTGGTTGTTCGCCGTCTTCGCGACTTTGACCGTGAGATTGATTTGGGCCGTTACGTCCGTCTTCCCGGAAGGAAGTGTCAGGTCGAGCTGCCCGGAGATGACCTGGAACGTCGTTCCCGGCGTGTTGAACGACGTGAACCCGCTGGTCTGACTGACGCTGCCCGTGCCGGTACCGCTGCCGGTGCCGGTGCCGCCGCCGGTGCTGACCGAACTCAGGACCTTCGACACGGTCACGACCTCGCTCGCAACAAGCCCCGAAGTGGATTTTGCCTGGATCTCGACGCTGCTCTTGTCGATTTCGACGCTCGTCAGCGTGAAAGTGCCGACGCCGCTGGCGACGGTCATGGCGTGCCAGCCGTTGTCGGGACCCCACCCGTTCACATGTCCGTCGACGACGCGGTACTGCCAGGTCACCCCGGTGGTAACCACGTTGCCGTTGGCGATGAGCTTGTAGTAATTGTCCTTCGGCAGGTCCTGGGGCGTGGTCCCGCCTGAATCGTAGGTCGCCGAGATCGTCGGCGGTCCGTATCCGACATAGACCTGCCGATAGGTGGACGACAGCGTATAGGTGGACGTGGTCGGAAGACTGACCTTGCCCGAGGTCGTAACCGTTCGGACCTCAATCTTGTAGGTGCCGAAGAGCGGGTTGAAGTCCTCCCACACGTCTGAGGTCTGGTCGCCTTGAAAGATCACCGACGAACCGTTGCGGGTGACCTTCACCCTGAACTTGGCGAAGTCGGGGCAGTTGGCCGGCCGATCCCAGTTCGCGATCAGGACGAAGGTCTGACCACCAAATTTGTTGGTGAATGAGCTCAGCGAGAACATCCCGCCGACCGGCGCCACAGGCTTCGGGACGACGCTGCCTCCGCTGCCGCTACCGCTGCCCGGATAGCCCGGCATCACATAATAATAGTCGCCCAGGTCCGAGGCCGTGTACTTGCCGGTGTCGACTTCGATCGCATTGACGATCACTCGCTCATTGTCGTCGGCGTACTGCAGGTCCAGGACGCGGTAGACCTTGGGGACGCTCGGGAGGCCGACAGCCTCGAGCGCGACGTTGGCGTTCGCCGCCACGTCGACCGGCAACGCGCTATCAAGGAATATCTCCTTGACGTCGCCCCGCTGGGTCCCGCTGTTCGTGACCGTGCGGGTGGTAACGATCGTCGGGAGCGCCCAGTCCGTGCTCGTCGGTGCCGTGGTGCTGTCAGGGTTGTAATTGGGGTTCGGGGTGGTGACCCGGATCGTATAGGCAACGCCGACCTCGAGCCTGATCGTGTCACGCAGGACGATCGAGCCGCCCTTGTTCTGGACGATCCGGCCGGTCGTGCGCTTGAGATCGTCGGTCGTCATGTTCAGCGACTGGTCGGCGACGAGGATCCAGTCGAAGCGCTCGAGATGCTTGCCCTGCCGGTTGGTGGTGAAAGTGACCGCGCGGAACTCGTTGACGCAGGTCCGCATCTTGAGGATCGCCCAGCGAAGCGCCTGCTGCCGGTGGGTGCAGCCGACGCCGATGACCTTCGTCGGCTTGCGGCCGTACTGGGCGATGTGGGCATCATCGGTGATGCGGACGCGATCCTCGCGATAGTCGAATTCCTCGTTGAGGAAGACGACGGTCACGTCGTTGAAGCGCGTGTCGATGTCGGTGTGGCTGTAGGAGAATTCCCCGTCGATGTTCTCCCAAGTGAAGAGCGCCGAGGGATTCCGCGGCTTGTCGACGACGAGCCGCCATTCGCCCTGGCCGTTGTCCCACGCGGTGCCGCCGCAAGCGCCGGCCATCCACCGGATGAACTCGTCGCTTCGCTGCGCCTCGGTGACGACGAGGTTCATGGAGAAGCGGGGGTGGGTTCCGCCGTCGCCGTTGGTGACGAGCCCGCTGGCATATTTGGACAGCTCGAGCGCGTCCCACTTGTTGAGGTGCGCGCCAGGGGTCAGCCGGGCGAGGCCCGAGAGCGAGTCTGAAATAGCGTCGTTGATGATCCAGGCGGGATCGTTGGTGTAGGCCTTTGCCCACGAACCGTCCCAGATCGTGCCGGTGTAAGCCCGCGTGGTCGGGTTGAACACGGTCGACGGCGGCACCTGAACGATCTTCGTCTCGTAGATGCCGCTGACTTCCGGCACGCCCGTGAAATTGTCGCTGGCCTTGCCGAAGAGCTGGAGCCAGGAGACGCCGCGCCAATCCTCCTGCGTCCCGAGCTTCGGGTTATAGACCGCAGTCATCGACTCCCAGCTGATCGTGCGCTTTTCGAAGTTCGGGTCGGCGTCGAGGGTCGCGACCTCGTTCAGGCGAACACGAATGTCCCAGCCCTTGTTGGCGTAGACGCCGGTGTTCGGGACCTTGATCCTCAGCTCTTTGACGAACGGGCTGGTCGTCTTGCCGGTGATCGCCAGAAAGGTGGAATAGGTGCCGGCCGGCGCGGTGTCGGGCTGGCTGCTTTGCGTCGCCTCGGTCTGGTAGATCTGCGTCGACCCGCCGGTCATCACGATGCCCGTCTCGGGATCGGTCGCATAGCCGCTGTTGACCGTGTAGCCGCTGTCGGATTGCGGCGGGGTCGTGTTCCCGTTCGAGGCGAAGGGGTTGATCCAGGTCGTCGTGCCCGTCGGCTTCATCTGGATCTCGAGGTTGGCGGTCGTCTCGTAGATGCCGTCCGCGTCCTGGCGGTAGAGCTGGCTGACGACGAAGCGCAGGTCGATCGCCTCGGCGTTGGTGTTGGTGACCGTGCGCGTGACCCAGGTGCCGGTCCCGGGCCCGCCGGTGTTGGCAAGCGTGACGTTGATCGCCGTCGGTGCGCCCGCGGCGCCGAGCTGGAGGTTGCAGATCTGCGGGAACTTCAGCGGGTCTCCGTCGGCGAAGACAGCAGTGAAATTCTGGAAGTTGAGGTTACCGCTGGTGTCCTCGATCGGAGTGTCGTTGACGCGAATGTTCTTCATCCCGTCGACCGGCCCCTTGATCGGGCCTACGCACAGTCCAAGAAGGCCTTCGAACGTGTCATTCGAGCGCAGCGTGTCGGGCTTCTGGACGAAGCTCGTGCTGCTACTGCTGCCGCTGCCGCTGTCCCCGCCACCTGAGCCGCGAAATTCGATGTCCATCGTCGAGCCTATGCCCTCACCATCGCGGTGAACTCACGATGGTGCTGTGGATTAGGCTGCGAAGGCGCGGCGGGACTGGGCCGGCTTGAACGACAAGCGGTCGCGGACCTCCTTGATGCCCAGCACGCGCCGGCCGACTTCGCCGTAGGTGCGGCTTCGCAGGATGACGCTGATGCATTGCCGGCTGCTGTAGCCGTGGTCGTGGGCGTACTTGTCGGGAGCCGCGAGGATGTTGAAGCTCTCGATGATGATCCCCGGATGCTCCTTGGCGACCATCTTGTGGTGGATGTGGCCGATGTCGATGTAATGGAACTCGGTCTCGCCGTAGTCCTGGCGGAACTCGGTGGTCATGACGCCGCAGAGCCGATCGGGGCGGCACTGGTCCGAGTGATGGGTCATCACCAGCGTGTTGCCCATCCGGTAGCCGATGAAGACGTTGTCGTTGTTGAGGATATTGACGCGCCCGCTGTCGCCATAGGCAACGCGCAGGAGCTCAGCCATCCAGATGTCGTTGGTGCGGCTGTGGTTGCCCTGGTTGACGATGACGTCGACGCGCTGGGCCTTGGTCAGCGCCTTGTCGACGATCCAGCGCATGACGCGGCTGTAGACCTTGATCATCTTCGGGAAGCGGCCGTCAGCGTCGAGCTTGTGGCCGCTGGCCTCGGTCTCGGCCTTGAAATTCTCGTAGTGCGTGAAGTCACCGAGATCGTTGATGACGATGACCTCGCTGGCCGGCAGTTCGTCGATAAGAAGGCCGATCGCGCCGCAGAGCTCGCTCTCGGCGATCTTGAGGTCGAAGTTCTGGCCCGTCTCGGCGGCGTGGGCGAGCATGCCGAAATGGGCGTCGCCGATCTGGATCCAGGGGATGATGTCCGACTGATATTCGAGCGGCCCTGCCGGCACCTCGACGGGTTCGACGCCTTCGACAAAGCTCTCGACTGCCTCCTGGATGAGCTCGAGCCATTTCTGTTCGTCGAGCCTGGTCTTGGTCCACTGCAGCACGACCTCGCGATCGCCGTTCGGGTGGACCTTCTCGAGCGTGGAGTGCCCGCGCGCGATGAACGGCTCGGGGATGGGCGAGTTGAGGTTGCAGGCCGGGGCGTAGCCGTGGGCCGCAGCCTTCTTCTCGACGGCGGCAATCGCACGGTCGATCGAGCGGCGATGGATGCCCAGCTCCTTCGCCGCGGCGCGCTTGCTGCCGTTGTTGCGGTAGACCGCCTCGATGACGCGGGCCTGGGCGGGCGTCGCCCACTCTCTGAGACGTAGGTCGATCTGCATGAGAATCCTTAGCTGGTGGTGTGGGGGAAGGACGTCGTCACGAGATCGGACGAGTCAGATTGAAGCGAGAGCCAGTGACCGGCGAGCTTGACCCGGCCCCAGGCCATGATGATCAGGGTGCCGATCGCAGTCGTGTTCTGGTTGATGCCGAGATACTTGGACGGCGGCGGGTCGTTGGACTTGTCGACCGACGGGGCCTTGAAGCTGAGCTCGGAGATGCCGGCCATCATCAGGCTGGCGCCGAGCGACATCAGGCCCATGCCGTAGATCTGCAAACCGGGGATGAACATCATCACCGCACCGGCAATGAACAGCACGGCACCGATGATGACCTTGGCAGTGCCGCCGCCCCCGTACATCGCCGGCATGACGTGGATTTCCTTGGCGTCCGTCGGCGCCCGCAGGAGCTCTTCGGTCGGGTAATCGATCACCTCGACCGCGAGGTCGCGATCCCAGTCCGGGAGCTGCCGGGCAAGGCCGTTCACGGCCTCGGACGGAATGTCCGTCTGGATTTCGAACTCGCGGCCATATTTCTCGGCGAGGAGGCCGTGGAAGATGACCTTCATGCCCGCACCACGATGCCGCCCTCGACGACCCTATAGGCTTCGACGGCCGGCTCTCCCTTGCGGACGCCGACGATCAGGTGGATGAGCCGCGGCCAGGCGCGAAACCCCTCGAGATCCTCTTCCGATAAAGTCGGGTCCTGGCCGGGGTGGGTGTGCCAGGTTGCAACTGCCCCCTGCTCGACGTGCTCGAGGAAGGCCTTCGGTTCGATGCGGAAGCCTTTGACTGGGTCCTCGTGAATGTTGGGGAGCGCAACGACGCAGCCGTTGTCCATGACGACACCGCACATCTCCGGCTCGCCCGGGGCGAGCTCGTCGAGGTCGATGAAGTCAAGCAGTTCGTGGGTTGTATCGCTCACGGAGCAGAGCCTCGATGGTGGTTTCGGGGAGGACCGGCCGGAGATCCGGCACGTCCGGGTGGCGAAGAAGGAAGGTCGTCGAGTTGCGGTAGAAATCGCGGTAGGGCTCGACGCTGCTGAACCGACCGCGCAGGTGGTGGAGCAGCTTGTTGTCACCGACGTAGATGGCGAAGTGGTTCGGGTTGCTCGACCCGATCGCGAGGCAGAAAACATCCGCCGGCCGGATGTCCTTGGCCGTCCAGTCGGGGAGCATCCGGAAGCCTTCGCGCTCGTGCAGCTGACGGATCAGGTCGTGCCTATCGGCTGACCAGTCGTGCGGCCGGGCGTAGGGCGTGAGCTCGATCCCGAAATTGTCGCGAAAGAAGTCGCGGCCAAGCTCGTAGCAGTCGCGCTCGGCGCTATACGGAAGGCCGACAAGGTGCTCGTAGCGCAGCGTCACTGGAGCACCGCCGGGAAGGCTGGCGGGAAGTACTGCCGGAACGGCAGCGTGAACCCCAGCGCGTCAGAGGCTGTCGCCAGCTGGAGCTCGATGAGCAGCCGGTTGTAGGACGGCACGCGCTTCACGCGATAGGTCCACTTCTCGTAGACTGGCAGGTTGGCCTTCGCGTTGTCGAGCAGCACCTTCTTGTGGACGACCGTGGCCCCGTCGAGGTAGCCGTCGTAGGCCAGCGGCTTGAACGGCGAGAGATCGATCGAGCCGTCGCCGAGTGTCAGCTTCGGCATCAGCGCGCTGCCGTCGCTGGACTTCTTGATGCCGTTGAGCGTGATCGGCAGACCCTCATAGGTCTGGCCCTGCCAGGTGAGGTCGTTGTCGGCCTTGAAATAGACGGTCCCGCCGCCGCCGGCCGGCGTCAGCTCGAACAGATCGATCTCGGCGTCCGCCGTGAGCTTCTGTGCGTCTTGGATATGTCCGGAGGGGATCGCAGTCACCGCCCAGCCTGTATGTTCGGGTGACTGTGGTGGACTAGGCCCGACTGTGGATTAGACTCAGTCAGATGCAACGAAAAAGGCCGGAGCTTTCGCCCCGGCCTCTCCCGTTCCTAACTGAATGGCCCGTTAGGCGGCGTAGACCTTGCCGGTCGCGCGCGTGCCGATCTCGGCGAGGCGCCCGGTTGCTTCCGACGCGGAGAGCAGGAGCGCCCGCATCTCCCACGGCATGCCGCCGTACTGGGTCTCGGTAAACGAGAGGTTGAAGCCCTTGATGATCTGCACCTTGGGCGCGATGTACACGACCGGGCGATTGAAGTTCGCCAGGGTGCCGACGATCTTGACCTGGAACAGGTCGCCCTCGTCGATCGAGCCGGCCGCGATCTCGGTCACGACCCACACGACCGCGTTGACCGGGAAGCTCATTCCCGCCGGGATCGGCGTGTCGGTGATGTCGATCGTGTGGACACCGCCCGCGTAGGTCGAGGCGGTCTTCACGCGCGCCGGGAAGATCAGCTCGGGCGTGGTCGGGTCCTGGATGAGGACGGTCGCGCCGGCTGCAACCGCACCCGCGGCGGTGCCGAGCGAGCTCGTCGCCTCGCCCGGGATCGGGTTGTCGGCGACCGAAAGCGACGTGGCCGCGGCGTTGGCGACCGCGGTCAGCTTGCCGCGCTTGGCGGTCACGGCGTTCGATGCGGCCAGGCCCGAGGCGCGCAGGATGTTCTCGGCCGAATATTCCTGGACGGTGCAGTTGATCGAGGTGGCGACGTTGGTGCGCTTGGAATCGACCAGCGCCTGGGCGATGCCGGTCGTCAGATCGATGCTGCCGCTGTCGATCACGACGGCGACTTCCTTCGACAGGCCGATGCCGTCATTCGCGGGGGTGAGTTCGTGGACGGGGGTCCCGGTGCCGAACTTCGACATCATCAGTGTCGCGCTCGACAACATGAAAGCATTCTTCTTGGCCGTCATTGGCGTAGGCTCCTCGAGGGGTGACGAAACTTGCAGATCACCCTTTGAGAGCGAGCCCCCGCGACTTCACGGAGAAGCGCGGCCACCGCAATCCACCGTTAGGTGAGCGCCCCGACGGTGATGCCCATTGCGATGACGGCCCGAGTGACCTTCCGACCGCCCAAAAGGTCGTCGGTCTGGACCGGTCGGCCGGTGATAATCTGGGACTGCTCGAAGTTCTGGCTCGTCCGGAAGTCGGTGAGTTGCCTCGCGAGCATTTCCACGGCGACCCAGATCATGCCGAGATCCTCAAGCGGGCCGTCCCGGTCCAGCTGCGTGACCGTGTCGGTGACCTTGGTGCGCCTCTCCCACTTGAGCTGGTCCGTCGCTTCGAACAGGCGCCAGCTCTGCCAGATTGTCCCCTCGGGCTGGTCGGAAGGCCCGTTGTAGCCGACGATGTAATGCGAGCCGGCCGGCGTCCTCAGAACCATTCCGGGCTTCACCGCAGTCACCGCCGAGGTGCGGAGGACATGCCGCGGGTTGATGAACACGTTGACCGGCAGCTGCTTCTGATCGGCCTCGGTCACGACGCCCATGATGATGCCGCTGCCGCCCTCGACGACCGTGAGCGGGATTTCAAAGCGGCTGTTGATCTTGGACAGACTGGCCATGTTAGTAACCCGGGTTATGCTCGATGAGCTTGATGTCGAACTTGTCGATCAGCCCACCGGAGTTGACGATTGCTTCGGGCACCTGGACGGGCTCGGCGAAGCGGCACTTCATCGCCCCCAGATGGGGATGCACGAAGTCGAAATTGTCCCAGGTTCCGTTGGCCTGGTAGAAGATCTCGAGCCGGCGGGCGTTGTAGCGCGGATTGGTGATGGCGTCGTAGAGCCCGGTGCCGCCGAGATACCAGTACATGCCCTGCAGCGTGACGATGAACGTCCGCTGGTAGGGAATCTTCGGCTTGGCCGAGAAGAACCAGCCGTTCATCGAGATGCCGTCGACCGGCTTGGGCGGCACGGTCTTCGCGATCATGTACTTCGGACAGAAGTCGAATTGGCCCGACACCGTTAACCTCCCTGTGCCACTTGCTTGATCAGCTGCTTGGTGGGGCCCCCGCGGTAGATGTCCTCCTGGAGGATCACGAGGACGTCGTTCGGGCCCATCGTCGGCTGCTGGTCCTTCGAGACGACGTAGACGTTCATGAGCTGCTGGGCGGGCGGCGGCATGACGATCTTCGGCGCCAGCGCGCTGAGCGCCATTGCCCCGTGCTCATTGAGCTGCCGCATGAAGTCGAGGCCGACGCTGTCGACCGCACGCTTGCGAACGACATACTCGCCCCGGGCGATCCGCGCCGGGACGCTGTCGCGATTGGGGACCCCGTCGACGATGTAGCGGCCGGAGAGGGCGTGGATCTCGCCGCCGTAGAGGTTGCCGAGGCCCGGAAGCGAATCGATCCCCATCCCGGCCGGCGTCGAGAGCGTTCCTGCGTCCATGTTGGGGACCGCGATGCTGCCGCCGCTGTTCCCGCTCGAGAACCCGATCAGGATCTCCATCACCTTGACGGCCATCATCTTGGCGATGAGCTGGATCAGGTAGCCGATGATGGCCTTCACCATGTGGGCGAAGGCCTGCTTCATCGACACCGTGCCCGACAGGATCTCGGTGAAGAACTGCGCGAACGCATCCTGGGCCGTGCTGAACGCCTCGGTCAGGTGCATCGAGACCATTTCGGTGAACGAGGCCGTGAGGTGATTGGCCTCGCGGTAATTCTCGATCGCCATTTGCAGGTTGGTGCTGAAGCTCTGCGGGATCAGTCCGCCTTCGAGGCTTGCCTTGAGCTCGTCGGTGTTGTTCTGAAGTGCAGTGATCTGGTCGTTGAGCTGCTGGAGGCGCTGGACCCCTGGGTCGTCCTTGCCGAGCAGTCCGACACCGCCGGCCGCATCGAGCATGCTGTTGAGCTCATCCCGCGTCGAGATGAGCTTCTTGAGCTCCGCCTCCTGGATCTGGACCTGGTCGACATCGCGCTGGTCCTTCGCCCGGGCCGCGGCGCGCTCGTAGGTCGCCTGGACATAGTCGGGCACCCTGCCCGCCAGGTTCGCACGGCCAAGGGCGTTCACGCGCGCGTCGGCCAGTCGCTGCTGGTGATCAGCGGCTTCCTCGGCGCGCTTGGCGACTTCCTCGATGGCGTTGACCATCGTGTCGATCGCCTTCTCGATCGCCTCCCCAACCTTGCGCTGGACCTCTTCCTTCTTCGCCTCGATCTCATCGTTCAGCGCGTCGAGCATGTTCCTGCCCTTGACGCTGTTCGGGTCGATCTTCAGGCGCTTCATCTCGTCCTGGACCTGCTTCGTGCGGTCCGCGATCCAGTCGTCGAGCGAGGCGTTGACCCGGTCGAGGTTGGCCTTGAACTGGGCGGGCGTCAGGTTGCGGGTCTTGCTGATGATGATCTCGGCGTCGCCCGTGACCGACGAGGCCGTGTCCAGCAGTCCCTTGATCGCTTGGTTGAGCTGAGCCTGAGCGGCCTTCACCTGCTCCGCGTCGACCGCCGCGTCCTGCCGGGCGCCGAGGTTACGGCCGCGGTGTTGCTTCTCCGCGGGGCCGTGCGGAGAGTTGCCGCTGCCGAGATAGCTCTGGGCCTGCGCGATGAGCTGCAGGTAGGCGCCCTGCACGCTCTCGCTCTTGCCCTCCATCGCCTTCGACATGACGGCGATCTGCGCCTTGATGACACTGTCGGGCTGACCGGCGAGGTTCGAAACCGTGTTCTGCAGGCTGACGCCCTTTGGCGTCGTCAGCTGCCCGACGATGTCGAGCTGCTTTCCGGCCCGGATGGCCTGACTGTTCGCCGCGACGCCTTGCGCGACCTGGCTCGTCCACTGCTCGACGAAGCGCCTCGCCGCGGCGTCCCCGAGCTTCTCGCCGGCGTTGGACAAAGCGGTAAGCGCGACCGTGTCGTTCGCGTGGCTGGCGACATAGGCCAACTGCTTCTGGATGCTGGCCGGCAGGGTGCTGAAAATGTCCCCGTTGCGCGCGGTCGCCATGAGGCTGTTCGCGGCATCGAAATGCTCGCCCTTCGAGGCGCGCTGCTGGGCAACGATCGTCGCTAGCGCCTGCCCCTGGAGCTTGAGCTCCTCGAGCCGGTAGGCGTGCAGCGCCTCTCGCAAATTGTCGAAGCTGAGCGCGGCACCGTCGAGATACTTGGCCAGCCCGTCGAAGCGCGCGATCAGCGTCGAGGTCTCGGCGGCGAGCGCCACATGGTCGGTCCGCAGCTCCTTGGAGCGGACGCCGACCCGCTCGGTCGCGTCGTCGACCGCTTGCAGCGTCTGGGTGTGCTTGTTGAACTCGTCGGTCGCCTTGTTGATGGCGGTGTTGGTTTCCTCGATCGCTTCGGCGTTCGCGCCCTCGGCGTCGGTCAGCTCCTTCTTCTGGTCGAGGTAATGCGCCATCGCGACCTGGATCCGGTCCTGCGCCTCGAAGTCGAAGTAGCCGGTTGCGTTGTAGAGCTTCTGCAGACGCTGGATCTCCGGGTCGCCGGCAGCGTCGTTGATGATGTGCAGATATTCCTTCAGCGCCTCGGTGGCCGGCTTGATCGCGTGCTCGACCCCGTCGTTGATGACGTTCTTGGTCCGCTGCCACTCGGCCGCGAGCGAGTCCTGGCCCTTGGCTGCGGCCTCGGCGGCGGCGCCGATCTGGTTCTGCGCGAGGATCTCCTCGTTGATCGCATTGCGGTTGTTCTTGAGGACGAGGTAGGCCGCGGCGCCGCGCTTCTCGAGCGAGCCGTAGGCCGCTGAGGCGTCGAACCCGGCCGCGGCGAGCCGGTTCAGCACTTCCGGCAGTCCGAGATGCGCGACGTCGATGTCCTTCATCGACAGGCCGAGCTTCTTCATCTCGTCGGAGAGCTTCTTGGTCGGGTTCTGGAGATCGGTCAGGAACTGGCGCAGGCCGGTGCCGATGGTCGAACCGGACTTGATGCCGGCCTGGGCCATGACGGCCATGGTCGCGGTCAGCTCTTCGAAGCTGATATTCTCGTCGTGCGCGGTCTGGCCGGCGTATTGGATGCCGAGCGCGACCTGCTGGAGGTTGAGCTTCGTGCGGTTCAGGGCGACTGTGAGGACGTCGCTGATGTGGCCGGTCTCGCCGGCCTGCAGCTGGAACGAACCGATCGCCGAAGTGATGACGTCGGTCGCGCTCTGGATGTCGACACCAGCCGCGGTGGCGAGGTCCGAGATGCTCTTGAGCGACTGCACGATGTCGCCCTGGCTGAAACCGGCCTGGGCAAGCGTCGTCGCGGCATCCGCGAGGTCGAGCGTCGAGAAGCGCGAGGTCTTGCCGACGTCGGCGACCGTGTCCGCGAGCTCCTTCATCTGGGTCGCGGTCGCCCCGGAAATCGCACCGAGCTTCTGGATCTTGTCTTCGAACTGGATCGAGTACTCGATCCCGGCCTTCATCGCGCTGACGGTCTCGAAGATGACCGAGGCGGCGGTGCCGTAGGCGAAGGTTCGAGCGAAGATGCCGCTGACGCCGGTCGCCCCGAAGAGACCCGGGGGCGTCCTCCCGCCCCCGCCGCCTCCGCCGGGCGTCCCGGGCGAGCGAATACCGGGCGGCAGCGGAGGCCCGATCGTGCCGGGCTTCGGCTGCGCCTGCTGGATCAGCATCCGGTTTTCGTTCTCGAGCTGGCGGACGCGCTGATCGGCGACGGCCAGGCGGGTCTGATCGAGCTTGAGCAGCTGCTCGGCCGAGCTCCGCTCCTTCATGGCGAGACCGTTGATCTGCTCTGCGCGAGCAGCGATGCGGTCCTCGAGCTCGGCCTGGCGGGCCCGAGCGGCTCCGAGGTTCGCCGTCGAAAGCAACTCCTGCTCGGCGGCTCGCGCGGCTCGAGTCTTGAGCTGGACGGTGGCGGCATTGGCCACCGTCGACGTGGCGTTGGCTCGTTCTTCCGCGGCGATGCGCTGGTCGATCAGCCGGATGCGCTGCTTCTCGAGCTCGATGACCTGGAGAAGCGTCCGCTGATCTTCGGCGGTGGTGTAGGGATTGCGGGCAGCAGCGCGGAGAGCACCAAGCTGGCTCGACGAGTTCGCCCGCATTGCAGTGAGATCCGCCGCCTTGGCGATCTCGACCTCCTGCTGCATCCGGTCGCGGCCGAGCTTGATGATGTTCTGCTCGCGGATGCGCTGGACGGTGGTCTCGTTGGCGAGCATCTCGGCCCGCGTCTTCGCGTTGACCTTGTCGACCGAGGCGAGCTGGACGCGCTCGACGTCGGCCCACATCTTCGCTTCCTGCGCCGCCTTCTTGTTGGCGAGGTTCGTCTCGAGCTTCTCGCGCGCGGCATAGGCCGCGTTGATCTCGCTCTGCTTGGTGAAGTTCGGGTCGAGCTTCTGGATGTTCGCCTGGAACCGCTCGAGCGTGCTGACCGTCTTGTTGAAATTGTTCAGCGTCTGCTGGAGCGAGCCACCGAAGGCCTCGGCGGCGGCTTTGGACCCTTGCTGGATCCTGGTGACCTGCTGTTGGATGGAGCGAAGACGGGTTTCGATAGCCGAGATGGCGCGATCGACAGCACCGCCGTCGGCATCCAATACCACTTCAGTTTCGAAAGTGCCGCCGTCTCGCATCCCCACGGTCTCAACCGGAGTGGGGCACCAAATTCACGGCTGGCTTGTGGATTAGCCCTCCACCGCGGTCAGATTTCGCGGTGGAGGGCCCCGTCCCCGGGAGATGTAACGATCACCTCCTTTCGCAGCCTAAGCTGAGGGTGATCTAATCGCGCGGGATGTCAGCCCGCACGGGAAAAGGCGTCAACCAACATTCAAGGCCGCGTTCATCGCCGCGAGGGCGGCGTCGTACGACGGTGCCTCGGCGAGATCGGTGTAGTCACCCTTGGCCGGCGTCGGCCCGTCCTGCTTGTCGCCGAAGATGCCGGCGACCACCTGGGCGAACGCCGTGTACTGACAAAGCATTCTCGCGTTGAGCTCACCGAACTTGAGCTTCATCCGGCCGATCAGCTCGTAGAAGCTAAGCCGCCAGTAGAGATCCTCGAGATCGCCTTCGTCGACCCCGAACGCCCAGCAGATACCTTCCTCGAACGTCAGCTCTGAGAACCATTGTTCGAGGGGGCGGACGGGGCTGCTGCCTTGAATTGCTCGCTCAACTGCTTGAGCCCGCCCGCCGAGGTCGCGAAAAAATACAGGAGGTGTCCCGTGACCCACTGAAGGAGCTTGTCGACCTGATCCGGATCGTCGAGGCCGATTTCATCGACCGGCTTCAGCTCGGTCTCGATGTCCTTCACCATTTTCTTGATCGGCGTCATGCAACGCCGAACGATATAGTCCCGGGTGTACGGGTCGGAGAGCACGGTATCGATCACGGCTGCGGGATCGGGGACGGTGCGCTGCAGGTCGTTGAACAGCCCGTAGCTGAGCTTCACCGTATAGTCTTCGCCGTCCTCGAGCTTGACCGTGCAGGTCAGGGGTGGCCGGGTAAAGCCGGCGGCGGTGGCCGCGGTCATCCCTGCACCGCCGGGTCGTCGCGAACGATGCGGTCCATCAGCATGTTCCGCAGCGCTGCGTCGAGCGAAATGTGCTTGCCGAGACCGAGGCGGAGAAGCCGGTTGGCGAGCTGGTTGAGAGGGATACCTTCGGCCTGCGCCTTCTCGGCGAGTTCGAGGTAGAACGGGGTCTCGACGCGGAGCGTGAAACTGCGGTGGCTTTGCTTTGACATAACCGCGCCTTACGGTGGACCGCGGTTGCCGGTGAATGTCGTCTTGTGGATTAGCGCGTACGACCGACCGAGCCCTGCTCCCACTTCCAGCGCGTCTGTGCAAAACCCTGCTCGATCCGCTTCGCCACGGCGTTCGGAAGCGCCCTTGTCAGGAAGAAGCCGAGGAACGGCTGGATGGTCGGCCGGAACGGCACGCGGACAGGATCGCCGCCGAGGCGCCAGGCGATCGGGTCGCCGAGCATCGAGAGAAGCCCGGCGTGCTGCGGGTTCGAGCCGAAACTGCCGAGCGAACCCCCGGCGAGCGCCGGCAGCATCTCGGGCGTGATGCGGCTCATGGCGGCGACGCGGATCGTGGCGATGCCGATCCTCGTCCCCGCGCTGCCGTAGGGCATGTTCAGGAGGCCGAACGACTGTTCGCCTTTCTCGAGGTCGGTGTGCTTGAGCACGCTGACGGTGATGCCCCCGAACGCCGCGGTCCAGGTGCTTCCTGATCGAAGTGCGTCGAGGCGGCTCGGGGAGTGCAGCCGAAACCAATCGGTGCTTCCGCCGTGGCGAGCCCGCCACTTCAGATAGTAGGGGCTGCGCGGCGTCCAGCCCTCGCGGACCAAACCCCTCAGCGAGACGCTCTTCACCTGGAGGCCGAGCTCGCGCATCTCCTCGGACTCGGGGGCCACCGTTCCGAGCGCGCCCGTCGGCCCGGAGTTGCGTCCGGCAATGCCGACGACATGGGTCATGAGGAGCCGGGCCATGTGGTCGAGCTCGCGCTGGACGTCCGTCTGGATCTGGCTTTCAATATGGTCCCTGATCAGCCCGAGCGTGCTGTTCCCGTACTGGACCGCCACCTGCTGCACGAGCACGCGCGAGAAGTTGCCGAAGTGCTTGCCCCCCGGTTCGACCGACGCCTTGCCGGTTTGCTGGTTGAACCTGAACCGAATTCTTAACGTGGACATGGGGACTCCGCGGGGTCACCGCCTCTCAAATGGCGAAGCTCTACAGCACGGTCTATAAGTCGGTTCTCCGCGCGGTGAACGACCTGATCAATGAAATTCAGTCCACCACCGGCAAGTTTCCGGACCTCGCCTACTGGTCGTGGGAGGATCGCTTCGACGAAGAGACCATGCCGCGGGTGCCGCTGATCGGCGTCAACGGCTTCTCCTTCGACGAGAACTTGGGCCAGTGGACCATCCGCTTCGGCCTGACCATCTCGACTGTCGACGACGCGAACCTGCTCGACGAAGCCGACATGATCGACGTCATCTTCGATGCCTTCGGAGAGAAGAAGAAGATCCCGCTGCTCGATCCCGGCGACGGGACACAGACCAACGAGCTGGTCTCGGTCCATTGCGAGGTGCTGCCGATGGCCAAGACGGCCCTTCGGAATTATCGCTCAATTGGAATTGAGCTGCTCCGGACTGGGACCTGAGCAACCCCTGAGCTGGGCGGCGCCGTCTGCCAGTGCCGTGTTTAGCTCGTCGAGGTTTCGCTCCGTCGCCATCAGATAACCGACATCGACGAGGACGCCGTTCTCGACGACAACCCCGTCGCTCGTGCCCCACATCCAGCGGTCCCTGGAGTAGTAAGCGAACGGCCGGAAGCCGTCGTATCCGCCGGCCCGGTTGGGGCGGTTGATCCGGCCGCAGACGACGCCGTCGCCTTCGCGAACGTCGCTGAACTGCACAGCTGAGGGATTGGGCGTCTGGCTGGCCAGAACTTGCTCGGCCTCTGCAACGAGGGAGGCCGCTGCCAATAGCGCGAACATCATGACCCCGGCTATTAACCGGTTTGGTCGTTTCCTACAATCGGGTCGTTGCGAACGGCCGTCACGAAGATCAAGCCGTAGTTGGCCGACGGGTCGTAAGTGGGGTCCACGGCGAGGGCACCGTTCTGGACGTAGAGCTCGAGCTGAGCGCGAAGCTGATCCCAGTCGACCTTGCCCCGCTGGTACTGATTGGTGCCCGAGCTCTCCTTCGAGGCCAGGCTGACCTGCAGGGGCGGAAGGATCGGAAGCGCGGCGAGCGCCTCGATCGCGTCGCAAGCGAGCTGCGCCGTGTAGCCGGTTGCCGCGGCGAGCTCGGCGGCTCCGACAAGCTCCTGGAAAGCTTGGTAGGCGGTTGCCAGGTCGATACTGTCGTCGTCGAGCTCTTCGTCCTCAAGCCCGAGCTTGCGGCGGACGCCCTGCTCGGACACGCCGAACGGAAGGAAGATCTCGAGCCGGTAGCGGTGACGCCCGTTGTGGAGCACAGCGCCCACCGTGTAGCTCCACTGGAGCTCGCGAGGGCTCGACACTGCACCAGCTTCGATGGTGTTCTGGGCGCCCGTCAAGGCAATGATCGCGGACACGCTGTCCACGGCCGGCGTGACCGCGCCGCTCGCTACGGTTGTGCCCGTTCCGTCGAGCAGCTCCCAGGTGATGTCACCGTCCGGGAAACCGTCCGAGAATAGAACCGGCTGGGTGAGCGGCAGGCCTGAGCGCATTACTTATTGCGCTGCCGACGCGGCTTGGGGGCCTCCTCGGCGACGGTCTCCGTCTTGGACTCGGGTTCCGCTTCGGTCGCGGGCTGGGTCTCCTCAGCCTCGGCCTCCGGCTTCGGCAGGTCGCCCTCGAGGACGCGGAGTTGGCCCGCGTCGATGCGCTCCTGGATGAAGGGGTTGAGTTCGACCTCGGCCGGCTGATCGTGCGGGATGAGGGTGCGGGTCAGGCGGTCCATCAGCATGAACGAGCCCGTGGTTTCGACGAGTATCTTCATGCTCGTCGCCTAAGCTCGGCATCGGCCAGGGCACTAGGTCGAGCTGTGGATTAGGCAAAAGAAAAGCCCCGGACCTTTCGGCCCGGGGCTCTCTTTGGTCAGGTCAGGCTGACTTAGCCAGCCGGGACCGCGTCGAGGTTGAGGATGCTGCGCGTGTCGGCGAAGACCAGGCGGTAGCCGTGGTTGACCGTCTTCACGAAGCGAACCTTCTGGTTCTCGAGCGAGCGGATGGACTCCTCGATGTCCGAACCGTTCTCCTTGAGCTCCTCGACGGTCTCGCCCTTGATGATGCCGATCAGCTTCGCGGCCGGAGCGGCCGAGCTGACTGCAAACTTCACGTTGGACGAGAAGCGCGGGTTCTCGATCGCGGTCTGGACGCCGGCCTTGGCGAGGATGTCGACGAGCGTCGGACCTTGGGCGGTCGTCGGCTTCGCGAACATGCGCTCCCACTCGAACGCCATGTCCCAGTTACCGATCACGGTGTCGACCGGGGTGCCCGCCTGAGCGCGGCTGATGAGCCACTTCAGGAAGATTTCCCAGTCCAGCCGGCCGGCCGAGACGGCCGCGTTGTCGACGATCGCAGCGCCGAGGTCGGAAGCGTTCACGACCGGAGCGGCGGGGTTCACGCCGTCGCCGTTGACGAGCAGGTCGGTGACGATCGCGACCTGGCCGATCTGCGCCTCGCGCGCGACGCGGTTCGCGTACGGAGTCACGACGTCGAGGCTGACGCGACGCTCGAATTCGTAGGTGAACTCATAGCCACCGCCGAACTTGTGGAACGTCACCGACTTGCTGTCGGTCTTCAGCGTGCGGATCGGGATCCGCGCGCCCTCGGCGATGACGCCAGTCTGCTGGTAGTCAGCTTCCTTGTCGTCGATCACGCGGGTGATCAGCTCCACCGAGCTCGTGCCGCGGCTGTTCGCGAGCATCGGAACGACACTCTCGATCTGGTCCTGGCGGTAATTCCACTGGACCATGTCCTCGATCACCTCCGGGAAGAAGGCGCGAGTGCCGGGCTTGAACTGGAACGTCTCCGACGCCGCCTGGAGCAGAACGCCCTGGTCGATGTCGTCGCGCGCCGGCAGGCCGAGGTACGCAAGAGCGCACTCGTAGCCGTTGAGGCCCGCACCCTTGTAGGCGCCCTGCTCGGGGTCGATGGCGAGGCGGCAATAGTCGCGGACCGTCAGGCCGGCGTTCTTCGCAGCCGCGACGAGCTTCTGGCCCGCAGCGGTGCTCGCGGCCGGATTGTCGTCCAAAAAGCCCGCGAGAACAACGTCGACAGGCCGACGATTGCGGGCGATCTCAAGCAAAAGGGGATTCATCGGTCTGGGGCCTTTCCGTTACAGAGACTCGACGACGACAAAGTCGGTGCCGACTTCGACGACGAGGTTGGTGATGGGGTCGGTGCCAGCGACCGCCTTGCGGGCGTTGCCAGCGATGGCTCCGCCGCAGACCGAGTCACCGACTGCGATGCCGTGACCGACAGCGGCGGGGAGCTTCTCCTTGAACTTCCGCTGCACCGCGCCGGTCTTGCCGGCGCCCTGCTGCGAACGGTCCTCGTACGTCTGGAGACGGCCGTGGATCTCGTCACCGTCAGCGGCGAGCTTCATCGTGCTCGCGGCGGTGGTGTCGAGCGTCAGCGCCGCGCCCAGGTTGTCCTGGGTGACTGCACCGCTGATGTTGTAGGTGAAGATGAAGTCGTCGAACGGGAACCCGTAGGAGACGACAGCGCGGGGATCGAACATTTCTCAGGTTCTCCTTATCGACGCGGGGATTTGTAGGCGGACAGGCTTGCGGCCGGTTTCACCTCGGTTTCGCCGGCGCCGCCTTCCGAGGCGCCACCAGCGGGGATGATTGCCGTGAGACCCTTGGTCTCGGCATCGATCGCAGCCGTCAGATCGGCCACGGTCGTCGGAAGATTCTCGGTCGCCTTGCCAGCCGCGGCGAGCAGCTTGGTCAGCGACGCGGTGAGCCACGCCGTCGCGGCCTCGGCCTCGTCGGCCTTGCTGTCGCTCTTGGCGGTCTCGAGCTCGCTCGTCAGGCGCGTCACTTCGGCCTGGGCCGTGTCACGCGCGGCGATCGCTTCGTCGCGGGCCGTGTGTGCGGCGGTCAGCGCCGCCTGGTGGCCTTCGGCTGCGGCTTCGAGGACGCCGACCTTGGTCTTCGCCTCGATCAGATCCGCGGTCAGCTTCTCCGTGTTCACTAGGTCTTCTCCTCTTGATGCCTGACAAACCAGGCCGTCGATTTCGAAACCCCGAGCAGCGAGACGCTGCGCGGATGCAGGCGCGAGCTTTGAAGCCGAGCGGCCAACAATTTTAGGATTTGCGGCTGCACCGCGGGCAACCAGGCTGAGCTCAATGAGATCGGCGAGCCCGACCATGTTCACATGGACCCCGTCCTCGCCGACCGTGTGATCGTTCGCGCAGGTGCGGGTGAAGAAGTTCTCGAAGTTCGCGCCCTCGCCGAGATAATCCCAGCCGCACTCGGAGCAGAGGTACGAAGTCGGCAGGAACGAGATCGAGACCTCGTCGATGATGCCCTGGTCGATCTTGCTGGCGAGCTCGGCTTCCGAGGCGTCAAGGTAGAAAAGCGTACGGAGCTCGAAGCTGCCGTCGTCGGCATAGTTCAGGCCCGCGTCGAACACCCGCCCGGTCGGCAGGTTGACCATGTCGTGGTTGAGCTGGAGCGGGATCGTGAACCCGCCGTCGATCTTGTCCTTGATCTGCTTGAGCGTCAGCGGGGTCGCAACGGCTCCTTCCCAGATCGTGCCCTTCTTGCCGGGGAGTGGTTTGTTGTTGAGCGAGATGGCCTCGAAGACGGCGATGCCGTCGAGGTTCACGTCTTCGCCGACGCGATCCTTGATCAACTGCAGGAGTTGCGGGGTGAGCTCGAGGCGCTTCATGCCCTGAGCGCCTACGCGGGTGGTCACGGCTCCTTCGAGCAAAGAGCCGTCAACCGCTGTTCACCGCGACGCGGCGCGCCCCGCTTTACTCGCGGCAGCAACTCTCGTTAGGTGCCCCGATGAAGCGCGGCGGTCAGATCACACTCGGCTTGGCTGTCTTAGTCGTCGTTGGTTGCGTGGTCTGGCACGAAGACAGACCGACGCTGGCTGAGCGACGCGACCAGATCGTCAGGGACGCCCCGCGGTTTCCGAAGGGTCAGGTGCTTCTCATCGGCGACAGCATCACACAGGCGGAGAACATTTCGGAGCTATGTGGCCTCCAGGTGCTCAATGCCGGCATCGCCGGAACCCGCGTGGAGCATTGGCTGAAACTGGCCCCTTGGTTGGTTCGGACCACAAAGCCGAAGATTGTCATCTTTGCGCTCGGCACGAACAACGCCGCGACCGCGCACCCCTTTAATCTTCAGACGTGGGCGAAGGAATACCGGAGCATCCGACCGACAGGCTCCTACGTCGTCGGCTTATGGCCAGTCGAGGAGACGAAGAACCCCGCCTATTCCCAGAAACGAATTGCCCTCATGGATGCCGCGCTCTCCAAGGAGCCGCGCTATATCAAGCCCCCGACCGTCCCTATGACGTGGGACGGCGTCCATCTCACACGGCAGGGTCGGCGACTATGGGCTGACAATCTCCAACCCATCTGCCGCTGATCATTGCTGGAGATCCCGCGGGGACGAGCCGGTGCTCACGACGCAGCGGCCGAAGAAGGCAATCTTGCCCGCCGCGGCTCCGGCATAGAGCCTGATTTTTCCGGTATTCGCATCGGCGGGGATCTGCTTGGTGCAGAGCGTATAGCTGACCCAGCCGTCGACCGGCTTGGCGTTGAAGGCCTTGACCCAGCTGTTGCCGTGCGTGAGGCCACTGGTCGGACTGTCGTCGAGGAACTGGATCTGACCCGAGACCAGGTCAGCCGTCGCGCCAGGGATGTAGACCCGCGTGTAAAGCGCGAGCGTCAAGCCGCGGTAAGGCACCAGGTTGAAGCTTGCCTCGACGTAGCCGTTGCCGACGACCTTAAGCGAAGCGGCGTCACCCTTCTCGGTATCGACCTGCTCGAACGAGTGCGCGCAGGTGACACCGACAGGCGTCCAGCTATCCGGATGCGATGGGTCCGTCCAAGTGGCGAACAGCGGATTGGGACCGATGCTCGCCGCCACCTTCGGCTGATTGATCAGCGGAGGTGCGACCGAGCCAGGCGCCGCGAGGAACGCCATGATGTCGGGCCCAGCGCGGTCGACGAACGCCTGGACACCCGGCGCCGTAAGGTGGACGTGATCTGTCTGGAAATAGGTCGAGGGGTTCCCGTCCGCATCGAACTTAGCCCTGACGTCGGTCTTGCCGGTCCCGTCGCCGTAGGTTGCGACGACCGCATCGAGCGCCGTGACCACCGGCAGGATCGAGGTGCTGCCGGCGATGTTGACTTCGTAGGTGCGGACGTAGAGCTGCGGCGTCGTCGGGAAAGCCTTGCGGAGCTTCTCAGAGAGGCAGAACCAATCGCCGCGGCGGAGATAGCCGGCCGGGTCAGTAACGGCGTTGACTGCAAGGTTCTGGCCGTGGTTGACGAAAAAGGCGTCGATGTGCGGGAGCGCGCCGATCGAGCGTGCCCAGCGTTCGCCCAGGAAATAGTCGGGCTGCGATCCGCTGACCGCGAAGTTATAGACATAGATGCGCGCGTCGGTCGTGCCGGTCGAGAGCCGCTGGATGCCAGTCAGCTTGTCATACTGCCGGTCCCACTCGAAATAGAACACCGAAGCTTCGGGGTGATTGGGCACGAAATAATCGGTGGCGATCTTGAAAGGCGGCTCGATGAACACGGTCGCGCCGAACTGGTTGTCACCCGTCGAATCGCTGTTCCAAGCATAGATCTTGTCGGTCGATCGCGGCTTCTCAACGGGGTCGTGGACACGACGGAAATAATGATGACAACCCTCGCGGTTCTGGGGCTCGGCGCCCATCAGCATCATGCCGCCGAAGAAATCCGTCGTCGCATCAGCGTTGTAGCCACCCGGTTGCCTCGTGATACCGTTCTGACCGGCGGCGTTCAGCACCACCGTCATGGTCGGGACCGTATCTCCGGCGACCCATGCGGTTGCCTGATCGGTGCCGTGGACAGTCTCATCCGTCTGGCGGACGCTGATCACACCGGCCGAATCGATGAGGCCGCTGACGGCGTCCATGCTCAGCGGGGGGCAGGAGTATTGGCACGTCACCGCGGTCTTGCGGCTGACGGTGCGCGGCGGCGAGACGCCGGTCGTGTCAGCCGCGAGCTCGGCAAGCGTGGAGTCGGAAAGATAGAAATAGTTGTTGTCGTTCCTGTAGAGACCCAGGATCACTCGTCCGTTGGTGCCACCGGTAACGTTGTGGCGCATCCCGCAGCAAATGAACGCCGGGATGACGAGCGATTGCACCGTGCGCGAGTACATGCCCGTGCCGAGCCCGCAGACGATGCGCGGCACTCCGTCGATGATCTTGAACGTCGGCTTGTTTCCGGCATTGGCCTGGATCAGGTCCCAGCTGGGGTCACCGAGCGCATTCTTGATGCAGCCGACGGTCTGCGAGCCGTCACCAGTCGTGACGGGGATGGTCGCTGCCGCGTCCTGAAAAACCATCCGGCGCCATTTGCCGCCGGAGAAATCCCACAACGCGCCGGTCTTGCCGCCCGCGAATTCGGAAGCGGGGTGGTAATCATAACGCGGCTTGTTGGTGATGCCGACAACGCTCATCAGAGATCCGCCTCCGCGTAGAAAGAGGCGAAATCGATGCCGACCGCGAGGGCGGTGGCGTTGTTCGCCCGATAGCAGCGCGCGCCGAGCAGAGTGGTGTTGGCGGGCAGCGCCGTGCCCGCCACGCCCGTGAGGACACCGGACGCCACGTCGCCGGTGTTCAGCCGCTTGACGTAGTAGGCGACCTTGGTCGCGTCGTCGGGGCGGGCATAGAAAATGACCAGATAAGCATCCGTCGAGAGCCCGCCGGCCGGGAAGTTTGCTCCAAGATCGATCGGCGCCTGGGCGGCGGATCCCCCGTAGACGATCTGCAGGTTCGCACTGCCGTTGCACTGCGCGACGCCGAAGCAATTGGTCAGCGTGTTCGGGTTGGTCGTCGCCCCCGGTGCCGCGGTTGTGTTGATCATGCCGACGAACATGTGTGCGGTGGCGACCGCTGCCGCGTCGCTTGGCACGAACCGAAACGCCACAAGGTGACCGGCACCGTCAGCGCCGCCGGTCGTGAAAGCGTTGTTGGCGGAGACACCATTGTAGAGGCCGGCCGCGTTTCCCGCCCCCGCCGCGCTAACGTAGCCCACGCGGCGCAGTCGAGTAGCACGGCTGGTGGTCCCGAAGGCGCGATTGGTGACGGTGCCGACCGACGTCCAGCCGGTCAGGCCGTTCACCGTCGGCAGGCTGGCGCTCGCACCGACCGCTTGCGACCAGACGATGCTGTTGAAACCGAAGTGCGTTTGCATCGAACGGTAGATGCCGTCCTCGCCGCGCGTGCGGAGACGCCCCGTGCCTCCGCCACCTGCCAATCGGTCCGCCATCAAGGCCAGCTGGTCGACGCCAGGGCTCACCGAAGGCGTCGTGCTGTCGAGACGAAGGTTGCCGTCCACGTCGATGTCGACCGCGGCTGCGCCGTCAGGGGTCCCGGCGTTGTTGAACTGGACGTTGCGGTCGTTTCCGCCCGCGCCGATGTAAGCTCGAGCGGCAGCGGCGTCGGCGAGCACCAGGAACCCGCGGCCGAAGCCACTCGTCGTCAGCGCGGCGATCGCGGCCAAGTCCGCGTCATACGCCTGGACGTCGGTGCCGATCACCAGGCCGAGATTGGCGCGAGCCGTTGTCGGGTTCGTGATGTCGGAGAGGTTGTTCGCCGAGAGAAGCGCGCCGGCGAGGTTATGCTCGAGGATATCCCAGCTCGCGCCAACCGCCGCTTTCGTGCCTCCGGCGTTGTCGACAACGGCGAAATAAACGTCGCCCACGTCGACCGGGTCACCCGAGGCGCCGCCGATCTTGCCTGCGACGGTCACGACATAAGCGTCGCCCGCCGTTGCCGCCGGATAATTGGGGTTGGTCGAACAGTCCGTGCTGCCCTTGATCCGGTAGACGCTGGTGAGAGCGTTGCTGACATATGTCCGAACGGCAGCTTGCGAGGGGACGCGCGTGTTGCTGTTCGCCGCCATCAGGGGGTCGGTGTCGAGCGTTCCTGGCACATAGAGACTGTCGCCGGCCGCTTTGTCGAGGATGTTGCCCGCGGCGCTGCCGACCGTTTTCAGCGCGACGTTGTTGACACCGATAAGCGCCGGGATCTGGACACCGCCCGTCCAGTTCGCACCGGCGTAGGCCGTGAGATTGAGGTTGGACGGCTGGGCGCCGATCGTGTTGGAGGAGATGGTGATCGCGGCGCTGCCATTGAACACGGCTCCCGACGCAGCACCCGCGCCGCTGTTGTTGAAGGTCAGCGCAGCAGCGGTGTTTCCGCCCGCCGCCATCACGGCTGCGGCACGCACGCTTACGATGATCTCGGTCATCGTGTCGTTGAGACCGCTCAGCTGGATCTCGGCGCGAGCGCCCTCCGGAACGCTGACGACCAGGGCGTTGTCGAGGAACCCTTCGGGGCCGAAGTTGACCGGCCCATAGGCCAAATGGCCATCGATCAGCAGTGACAGCGTTCCCGTTCCGCCTCCCTGCACAATTTGCGCGTAAAGCCGACCGAGGGTCGTCGCGCGCATGTTGACGCCGGCGAGGTAGACGCCGTTCTGGATGCCGCTGGAGTCACTGATATGGACCCCGCATTCGATGTTGTACGAGGCCGCAGCTGCCGCTGAGGCGCTGGCTGCGGCGGCGTCCGCGTAGGGCTTGGCCGAAATAGCATCAGTGTCGGCCACGCGCTTCCAGCCGGCCGGGGTCACCGACCAGCTGTAGATACCGCTGTTGCTGACCGTGCCGCCGACGACCGGATCGGTGTGCGTGCCGGCGTCGCTTGTCGGCACCTCGGCCGTGTATCCCGCAACGGGGCCGGTCACTGCCGAGAGCGCGGCCCACGTCGAGTAAACCCAGCGAATGCCGGTAAGCCCCGTCTGGCCCGTCGTGCCCATGACGCGCACGATCGGCTGGTCGGGATGGATCTCGACCTTCGCCACGACCGGCTGGATTTCGACCTTCATTCGGTCCAGCCCACGATGTAGACGGTGCCGGCCCAGACCGGCGTCGGCTGGGTCGTGCTGTTATCGATGACCACGAATTGCCGGTCGGCGAGCGCCGCGATCGTCTTCACGTTCGCGTTGGTCAGAGTGAGCGTCATCTGCCACGGGGCGCCGCCGACGACAGCCAGGTTGATGTTGAGCGTCGTGCCGCACTCGAACGTGACGGTCTTGCCGGTCATGTCGCGGAGCGTCCCGTCCGAGTTATAGAACTCGAGCGTGAGGACGATGCCTTGCCGGCCGTGAAGGATCAGGTTGCCGTTGTCGTCAACGACAGGCTGGAGGACGCTCATGCCCCGGCGTTTCGCAACGCCTCACGCCAGGGGCTAGGAAATCACGCTTCAACCGAAGTGGTTGCTCATCAACCGAGGTCGAGCTCGAAGGTGAGCTTCGACTTGGCTCCTCCGTTTCCTGCGGAAGCTCCCTTGGACTTCGCCGATTTCCCGCCTTCGGGAGCGAGCGACCGGCCGAGCGGATCCGAGTTCGGCGTGACTCCCGAGGCATCGACTGAAGCAGCTCCTGCGTTTTGTGCGAGAAAGTTGGTGCCGGAGAGCTCGGGCGTGCCGTCGGGCGGCGGACGGCCGTACATCTCCATGTGATATTCGAGATCGGTGATGAGGCCGGCGCTGAGGTCCTGCTTGAGGCGCGCGGACTTCATCACCTTCTGCGGCTCGAGCTCGAGCACCGGGCGGAGCTCGACCGGGTTGAACTTGACGACGATCCGACCCTGGTAGCCAGCGAGGCGCGCGGCGAGCGTCAGTGACTTGCTGAAATGCTCGCCGACCGGGCGGTTGAGGCTGTCGCAGGCGAGCGCGAACAAGCGTGCTTCGGTGCTCGCGACCTGCCCGCCATTGCCCTTGCCGATGACGGCCGGCATGACCTTGAGCGCGGCCTGGTTCTGCGCGTCGAGGACGTCGATGACGCCCTGGATCTGGAGGCCGGCGCCGGGGTTCTTGTCGTTGATGACCTTGGCCGTGACCGCGCTCGAGTGGACGAGCGCCTGGTCCGACCGGACGGTCGCGATCTGGGCCGAGACCTTGGCCACCTCGCCCTCGACGAATTCGCGGATCTTCTGCGGGTTCTGACGGATGGTGGCCGGTGCGTTCTGCGACAGCACCTCCTCGAGCACCGAGATATCGAGGCGCGGATAGCCGACCACGCGCATGATCCGATAGAGCTCGTTGATGACCTCGGTGCGGGCGGCGATCGTGTTGATCGCGGCGACGAACGGCGAATAGGTCGAGACGTCCGTCGGGTTCTGGTGGAACCGGGTGATGAAGAAGGACGGGATGTTGAGGTCGATCGTGCCACCACCCGACTTGGGCCGCTGGAACGGAGCGTAGACGCCCGGCTGGGTCTCGTTCCAGTTGATCGAGGACGGCTCGACCAGGCGCATCTCGCTTGGCACCATCTGTTTGTCGAAGACGAGCTCGCCAGCGATCATCCCGCGCAGCAGCAGGTAGTAGCGCATGTCGCTGCACAGGGTCTCGAGCAGTGGCTTGTTCGAATAGCCGATCGAATAGTCGGAGACGACCGTCATCTGCTCGAGGATCTGGTTGGCAAGGTCGATACCCTGCGGGTCGAGCTGGTTGTTGGCGTCGTAGGCGTAGATCACCAGGTCCGCGCTGCCGGCGATCGACAGATAAGCATGGACCGCCGCGGACACGTCCGGGTCCTGGTTGACCAGGGTGTTGAGAAGGTCGCGCGAATCCGTGCTTTGACGGTTCGTGTAGAGGTCGTCGAGATGCTCGCGATAGGTCGGGAGCTTGAGCAGCTTCTGCGACGGGTTGTACGTCGGCGTAAGGCTGCGACCGCCCTTGAGCTTGCCCTTCGGCAGGATCAGCTTGACAGGATTGTTCACCGCGCGCCGAGCCTCGACAGCTTGGCCGCGCTACGCAGCAGGTTGCTCGGCGCAGGCGCCGCGATCCCTGAAATCAGCGAGGAAGTGGCGATCACCCCGCTCTGGGTCTGGTACATGTGTTCGCAGATCCTCCGGCTCAGAAGGTTGAACGCCATGCTGTGGAAGAAGTGATCGTTGCCGGTCGTCTTTTTCCAGGTGGCCTCAGCATTGGCGTCGGGGTTCTCATCGCGCACCATGTCGCAGAGATGCGTGATCAGCGTCTCCTTCAAATGTGTGTAACCGCGGATCACCATCTTCCGCTGAGAGATTGCGGCGAGGATGCGATCGAAGATCTGCACCTGGTTGGCCGAATAATGGGTCAGCACCCCGAGCTCGTCCTTGTGCGGCGCAAGCGCTGCGGTGCCCCGCCACTGGATCGGCATGACCAGGCCCTGGGTGTGGTCACGGAGCGCCGCAGCCGTCGGCTCGAACGGGAAGCGGTCGATCGCGCCCTGGGCGAGGTTGTAGACCTTGCGGAGCTCCGACACCCGCTGCTCGAGCCGGGCGTAGGGCACCTGCTCGAAGAGGATCCACTCGGGAAGGCCATCCTCGGTCTCGATCGAGAGGGTGATGTAGCACTGGAAGCCGACGTCGATGCCGAGGAACACCGGCACGTCGGCGCCAATGTCGGGGATGTCCCCGCCCTTCATGCACGCCTCAACGTCCTCGCGCTGGACCTGGGCGTCGGCAGAGTTGAAGGGCTCGCCGAGCACGGTGTTGTAGAAGCCGCGAAGGAAGCCCTGCTGGAGATATTTGGCGAGCTGGCCGAAGACGTAGGCCGGGTCGAGCCGGCCGGCGGAGAACGGGCGGACGTAATAGCCCCGGAAAGCGCTGCGACTGGGGTAGCGGGCCACCCACTCGCGCAGTGACGGGTCGATGAGGTCTAGGCGCCGCTCGCACCGCTCGCATTTCACCCAGGTCTCGGAGAGATCCATCGTGGCGATGATCTCGGCGGTGAGGTCGGTGAATTCCTTAAGGTCGAGAGCCTCGAACTCGGGGCAGTGGACGTGCTTGGGCGTGAAGCGCGGGATCTGCCAGTGGTTGCAGGCCTCGCAGCGGACCTCGTACTCGCGCTGGTCCGTCAGCTTGTAGCTCTTGTCGATCCCGTAGTTGAGGAAGGTCGGCGTCGAAAATTTCTGCGTGATCCGCATGTCTGAATTCTGCAGACGCGACTGGTAGAGGCCGATCATGTCCTCGGGGCTGAGGTCGAGCTCGTCGTGCATCAGGAAGTCGGCGGGGATGCTGGTCGCGTCGTCCTCGCCGCACCCGGTGATGTAGCCGAAACTGTCCTTGATCTGGATCAGGCCGGTCGAGCGGATCGGCTTGACGTCGGCCGGCGGGTTGAAGACCTCGTCGCGGTCGAGCAGCGGCTTGATGCGGGTCTTGTAGACGCGCTTGAACATGTCCTCGTTGGGCAGCGTGAAGATGCCGCTGATGCTGTCGTTGCGCGTCAGCATGCCGAGGTATTTGCGGAGCTGCACCTCGGTGAGGCCGACCTGCGAGCATTTGATGCAGCTGAGGTCGGGATGCATGTCGTCAAGGATCGCGCGCTGGAAATGGTACGGCTCGAACGGCGTGTTGCGCTTGATCGTCGTGTTGTTGTGAACCCATTCGCTCATCGACTGGGTTGAAGAGCCCGCGCCGTAGCGCTGCTTCACCGACTGGTAGAGCTCCTCGAACATCGCCGAGCCTGTGGCTGTGGTTTAGCGGCGGGAACAGGGCGGGTTGTGGGTTAGAGGTGACTGAGTCACTTCAAAAAATCGCCGTGCAATTTTTCCGGCCCGGGAGTCTTAGGGTCGGGATGAGCAACTATCCCACGCTGCGCCTCGGTGTCCTTCAGGGGCTCTCGGCGCTCAAGGCATCGTGCGATGCAGAGCCGGGTTACCTCCGCAAGGCGGAGTGCCCTTACGACAACGACACGGTGAAACTGCTCGAGCAGCTGTTCCAGCCCAAGACGATCGTCGAGACCGTCGAGAAGTTCATCGAGAAGCCGGCCAAGGGCAAGGTCGGCCGTCCGAGCAAGAAGCGCGAGCTCGGCGAGGACGAGGTCAGCGAGGTCGAGAACGAGACCAAGGAGCTGCTGAAGGAGCTGCGGAACCTCGACAAGGACATGGCCGGCGAGAAGAAGCAGCTCGACACCGCCACCAAGCTCTCGATCTACAAGACCCGGGCGATGCTTCTCGAGAAGCTGGTCACGATCCGCGAGCGCTTCACCGCCGCGCGCAAGGTGGTCGAATTCATGGACACCGTCATGGGCATCCTCGACGACCTCGTTCCCGAGGAGCGCCGGGCCGAGATGATGACCCGATTGGAGCCCTATCGTTGAGGTGGCGCACCAACCCCTTCGAAGGCTGGCACACGGCCTTCGCCTGGTTCCCCGTCTGGCTCAGCGACGGGACCACCGTCTGGCTCGAAACCTACCGCTTTTACGTCTCGCACAGCGGGACCGTCACCACCCTGATCAAGGATAAGTAATGTCCAGCATTTTCCGCGACTTCGCGCCTCTCTACTGGGAGGCGGGCATCCCCGCCATGCCACTCAAGATCAAGTCGAAGGCTCCGATCCTTTCGGAGTGGACCCAGTATGGCACCAACATGCCGTCCGCCGCGGTGCGTGACCACTGGTTGACCGAATACCCGCGGTCCAACATCGGCCTGCCCTTCGGCCCCGCCTCCGGCCTTTGCGCGATCGATATCGACACCACCGACGAAGAGCTGGTGAAGATCATCGAGGACTGCCTGCCGCAGACCCCATGGCGCCGCGTCGGCAAGAAGGGCTGCGCGCTGGTCTTCAAGTGGCAGGGCCAGAAGAACTTCAAGATCAGGTCCGACGACGGGATGATCTGCGAGTTCCTCGGCCTCGGCAACCAGCTGGTCCTTCCGCCCTCGATCCACCCCGACACGGGCGAAGCCTACACCGCGACCTGCGATCTGTGGGACGTGATGGACAAGATCCCGTCGCTGGGCGTGGACATCGAGCAGAAGCTGCGCGACGCACTCGGCATCAAGGGCGTCTCGCTCTCGCACGAGGGCCGCTCGAAGCCATTGGACGTGGTCCCGGCCGGCGAGCGCGACATCCAGCTGGTCCGCCACGCGGGCTACCTCGCCCGATGCGTCTTCGGCATGGACAAGAATTTTCGCCCCTCGCTGCTCGAGGGCATGCAGCACATGCAGCACTGGGTGCAGAACTTCACCGCCCGGGTCGCGGGCGACGACATGGACCCGCAGAAGGGCATCGCCAAGCTCTTGGAATTCCTCCTTCGTGATATCGAGGGCGGTCGGACCCTGCCCGAGGGGTGGGATGCGGGGCTCACCGAGGAGCAGCTCGCGCATCCGACGATCGCCGCGATCGCCGAGAAGAACCAGGCCGAGCGCTGGGACCTGGTCCGCGCCCGCGAGTGGTTGATCGAGCAGGTCAACATGAAGGTCGGCGACGACCGCTGGGCGCTGCAGAAGGTCCGCGAGCTGGTCTCCAAGGTCGCCCGGGACGAACAGTTCGACGAGTTCGAATATGACGCCCTCATTCCCGAGATCCTGCGGGCGCTGGGCGACGGCGCCAAGCTGTCGCGCCCGATGATCAAGAAGATGTTCGCGGCCGAGCGTGCCGGCGGGGGCGACGAGGAGACCGCCGACGATCACGAGGCGATCGCCCGCCAGGTGATCGAGGAGATCGGCCGCGGCGGGCAGCTGTGTCACTACCAGGGCTCCTTCTGGCAGTGGAACGGCTCGTGCCACGAGCAGCTCGACGACGCGGTGATCTACAAGCATGTCGCCGAGCGGGTGAAGGGCAACAAGCTCGCCAAGCGCCACAACGATTATGTCGCGATCGTCAAGACCATCGCCATCCTGACCGACGGGAAGCTCGAGGAGAACCCGGAGCTCGGCGTGAACTTCGCCAACGGCTTCCTCGACATGAATGGGGCTTTGCACGAGCACTCGCCGACCTTCGGCAAGACGTTCACCATGCCGTTCAACTACATCCCCGCGCGGCAGCACGAGTGCCACCGCTTCCTCGGCATGCTCGAACAGGCCTGGGGCGACGATCTCGACTATGACGAGAAGGTCAACGCGCTGCAGGAGGCCATGGCGGCGACGATGTTCGGCATCGCGCCGAGGTATCAGCGCGCCTTCCTGCTCTACGGCAAGGGTGGCACCGGCAAGTCACAGCTGCTCGAAATCCTGCACGCGATGATGCCGACGAACGCGGTCTGTGCGGTGCCGCCGCACAAGTGGGGCGAGCGGTTCGACCTGACCGCGATGATCGGGAAGGTCTTGAACGTCTGCGGCGAGCTTCCCGAACAGGCGATGATCGCCGGCGATCGCTTCAAGGGCGTGGTCTGCGGCGAGCCGCAGCACACCGAGTATAAGGGCAAGGACGGGTTCAGCTTCTCGCCAATCGCGGCGCACTGGTTCGCCTCGAACCACTTGCCGCGGACGCGCGACGACACCGACGGCTTCACCCGCCGCTGGCTCATTTTCGAGTTCAAGCGCAAGGTCCCCGAGTCCGAGCGGATCCTCAACTTCTCCGACGTCGTCATCGCCGAGGAGCGCGAGGCGATCGCGGCCTGGGTGGTCGAGGGCCTGAAGCGGCTTCTGGCGCAGCGCGAGTTCACGCTGCCGGCGTCGCATCGCCGGCTCGAGAACCTGATCCTTCGGTCAAACAACTCCGTCGCCGCGTTCCTGCAGAGCTGCGAGAGGGTCCGTCCGGACGAGGCGAGCGAGGCCGACTGCCGCGCGGTCTTTGACCAGTACATCTTCTACATGAAGGAGGTCTCGCGCGGCATGGGTGTCACTTACGAGCGCTTCAAGGTGATGCTCGAGGGCCTCGGCCTGGCGGTCACCGAATACCGCGACGAAATGCGAGTTACCCGGGACAAGGTCGCCGGGCTGAAGGTGGTGGATCCATGTTCCCGTACGGCTTGAAGGGTGTCGAGGTCGACGAATGGAGGCCCGAATGAGCCTCTACGTTGGCCCCTACACCATGTGCCAGCTGATCGCGGACACTCCCGAGGAGCTGGAGGAGGCCTGTTTCCGGCTGAAGGTCGAGGTCGACTGGCCGATCATGCTCGACCCTAAGAAACGGCCCTGGGCGCTCGGAATTGGCGCGATTGAGCTCTCCCGGCGCGAATTTGTAGTAAAACTGAGCGAAATTGAGGCTCTTGGGCGTGGTTTAGGACCAAATCTCGCGCAAATGTGCAGGTAATTGAACAAAATCGGGCGTCAGGACACGGTTCTGGCGCCCTTTTTGTGCCTGTGGATTAGCGTTTTTCGGAAAATTACCCCGGCGCATTTTCGGGATGATCTGTCTCATGAGGGAGCCTTCCAGCACAAAAAGCGTGCTACCCTTCCCGGAAAACTGCCATTTTTGCTCAACATCACTGTGTTAGCTGTTCTACTTAAGTTTTACTATTCTACCTGGGTGGCTGCCCTACCTTGTGACCATGGAACGACGAAACGTCCTCTCTGGGCGAACAGCCCCTCTTTGTCCTCGCCAGCCGGCGGGGATGAGGGCGCTTGCCCGCGTTACGGCGCTCCATCTGGGGAATTCCCCAGTTCATCAAAGCAACGGAAGGAATAAACCCATGACTGAAGTTACGTTCAACGCTGAGACCTTTGCTGCCGACAAGCGTGCTTTCGGCAACGCCATGCGGAACGCGGAAGGCAAAGGCGACAGCTTCGCTCGCGTCTCGCTTGCCGCGCTCATCACTGAGGCGCTGTCGCCGCTGACCTTGGCGGTTTCGGTCTATGACGAATTCGAGCCCAAGGGCGCGAACGGCAAGCCGAGCGAGCCGAAGGAAAGCGAGAAGGCCGCTTGCGGCGTCTCCGTCTCCTCGCTCCGCAGCGCACGCGGTGGCGAGGGCGCACGCTCCACGCTCGAAGCAATCTTTTACGTCTTCGACAACATGAGCGTGGACAGCGAAGCTGTCACTGACTTTGTCCTTAACAAGCGTGGAGCCTTCAAGCTCTTCCCGCTGAAGAAGCATCTGCAAGCCGTGAAGGCGGCAGCGGCGCGCGACGCGGCGAAGGCGCTTGGCGGCGACGAAGGCGAGCCGAAAGAGGGCATGGAAGCGGACGGCGAGCCGACACTGGCGGAGCGTATCGAAGCGCTTGCGCTGGAAATTGCCGATGCCGACGTTTCGCTTCTGGCGGACGACGACGCCGACAAGGCGCTCGCCGCGATGCTCGACGCGGTGAAGGGCGTTTATGATCGCCTTGCGGCGGCCGAGACGCTCCGCACCGGCACGAACGGCTAACTGACTTCCGGCGGAATTGGGGAATTCCCCAATTCCGCCGGTTATTCGGGCGGCGTCTCCCCTTCGCCGCCCTAATAACCGACAACGGAGTGTCCGCTTATGTCCCGCGCCCATGTCCAAGGCTTTGACAGCAACCCCGCGCAATTCGAGCGCATGGGGAACCCGTGGATAACCCCGCGCGAACAGCAGGAGCTAGGCGAGCCTAACCGCCGGGCGCGAAAGGAAAACAAGCGCTTGCGCCCGTGCCAGCTCGAATATCGGGAGATTAAGCGAATTGCCCGCGAGCCGACGCCGGAAGAGGCCAAGCGCAAGGCGCAGCGCGACACTTTGTGGCAAATTCGCCGCTTGGACAAAGCGCTGCGGCTGGAAGAGGATCGGGTTGCGGCTGTCCCGCCGCCGCCCGAACCGCCGGTCGTGGTGATTAGGCCGGTTCAGGACAAGCCGTTAAGCGAATTTGACCCGCGCCGCATTGCCGGAGACTTGCAGCGGCTGGAGCGCGAACAGCGCCGCGCCCGAATTCAGGCGAAGCGCGACCTAGGCGACTGGAAAGCCGCCGCCGAGTTGGAGCTGGGCGCTATCGCGCTCTGACCAAAGGTTAGCAGAATTCACCAACAGCCTCGGCGCGGCGCGCGTCGGGGCTGTTTCCGTTCGTCCGCGCCACAAAAGGAGTTTGTCACCATGACCCGCATTGTCCGCAATGACCGCGTTATCGTCGAGCGCCGCTTTCAGGCCAAGCTCGAGAAGCGCCAAGTCCAGGTTCCGATGAACCGGATTGCCGGAACGCTCAGCCCGAGGTTCGCGTGAAGCGCGCCCGCGATCGCCGGCGCCGCAAGGACGCGATCGGCGTCGCGCTGATCGTCGCCCAGATCGGGCTCGCCGCAAGCTACGTCGCCTGGGCAGTCCATGAGGATCACGTCCACGGCATCAGCGTGGCCGAGGATCTGGCGACGGTCGGGCTGTAAAGCCGAGTTTGGCCTTATGAGAAATTTTTTGAAGTGACCTGGTCACTTGTGGGCCGGGTTAGCGGATTTTACCACTTGTTGGTGGAATTTGCTGCGTTGGGGAGGGCGACAACCCCTCCGAAAACCCCAAGTATTGGTCAAATAACTGTCCCTACCCCTCTCTATTATTAATTCATTCGTCTTAAGAAGAAGAAGAAAAAATTATATATAGGGGTCCT